CCAAGAAGTCCCCGGCCTGGGTATGCTGGGCACCCCTGCGGAGTTGGCCGACTACGTCTTCAGTGGTCCCTTCCGCGCCATGGGAATTGACATCTCCAAGAGGACGGCTATGGAAGTCATCCCGGAGAATGTCCTTAACCTCGATCTCCTCAACATGGGTCCCTTCCTTTCTGCCGTGGTTGGGGGCGGCGCGGATGCCGTCAACTACTGGAAGCGGGGGATGGAGTGGATGGCTATCGCCTCCCTTCTCCCCGTATCCGTAAGGAATGTGGCCCGCAGCGCTGCCATGCAGGAGGAGGGTTTCATCACCCCCGGCAAGTTGGAGCCTACCCTGCCCGCGCGGGAGATGCGAGATCTCGCAGACATCATGAAGGTATCCATCGGCTTCACCCCCACCAAGGTGGCAGAGGCCAGGGAAGCCAAGCAGGAAACCAAGGAGTTGGGGGAGAAGATGGACTCCCTCCGTCAATCCTATAGCGACAAGATTGCCCGCGCCATGGCAAAGTTTGCGGAGACCAAGGATCCCAGCTACAGGCAGGAAGCCCTCCAACTCCGGGATGAGATCATTGACTTCGACAAGGGTAGGCCTCTGCGGGATCGCATCATCCAGGATCCTGAAAGCTTCAACAGCAGCATCTCCCGCAAGGTCAAGTCCATCCTCTACCCACAAGCGGGGGGCGTACCCAAATCCGTAGAGAAGGAATACTTCCAGCGGATCCAATAAATCTGTTGCACCCTTAGGATGCCCCACCTATACTGGGTGCATGCTGCATATCTTCATTGGATACGACGCGCGGGAAGACATCGCCTACAAGGTAGCCGCACATAGCGCCAAGCGGCACTGTAGCGTCCCCTGCGTCATCACCCCCCTGAAGCTGGATTCCCTCCGGGCTGCGGGAATGTATTGGCGCAAACACCGCATCGAAAACAACCAGATGGTTGACGAAGTTGACGGGAGACCTTTCTCTACGGACTTCTCGTTTTCTCGCTTCCTCGTACCCCACATCGCCAGCCGCAATGGCATCACGGATCCTGTGGTCTTCGCGGATTGCGACTTCCTGTTTCTTGACGACATCCAAAAGATGATCGATTTCGTGGATCCCGAGTGCGCGGTGTCCGTGGTGAAACACAAGTTCAAACCCGTAGAAGCCATCAAGATGGACGGGATGCAGCAGTCTCAGTACCATCGAAAGCTGTGGTCGTCCCTGATGGTTTTCAATCCATCGCATCCCGATCTGCGGAACCTTGACCCGGAAGCTGTCAACACCCAGAAGGGGTCGTGGCTCCACGGTTTTGATTGGACCGACTCCATTGGGGAAATCGATGAAACCTGGAACTGGCTTCCACATCACAGCCCCACCACCCGCTACAGTTACGAGGATGTCAAGGCTGTCCACTTCACTGAGGGTGGACCCTGGTTCCCTAACTACAAGACAATCCCCTATGCCCCCGCGTGGGAAAGGGAAAAGCTCCTCGTCCAACACGAATTTTTCAACTGGAATCATACAGTGGACCTCTTCAAATGAGAATCATTACTTCTTGGGGACCTAAGGGCTGGGACCTTTACGGAAAGAATTTCCTGGAATCGACCCGACTCTGGGAAAAAGGAATCAGCCTTGAGGTCTACGTGGACGGGATGGATGTCAACGATATCCTCGGCCACACGTCAGTCCCCCTCCAGGTAAAAGCCCTGGAAGATGTGGAAGGTTTCAACGAATTCCGAAACCAGCACAAAGATAAGAATGGCATCACCCCCGAGGGCTACAACTATCGCCTGGATGCCTACAAGTTTTCCGCGAAAGTCTTTGCCCTCCACGACGCCGCGAAGGTGGATGTCCCCTTCATCTGGCTGGATGCGGATGTCGTCACCCACAGTCCCCTCACCTTGGATTGGTTGCATTCCATCTGCAAGCCCAGCATCACCCACCTGGGGCGCAAGGGAATCAACTACAGCGAGACGGGCTTCATCTACTTTGAGGGTGTGGAAGCACGCACCCTGATTGCCGACCTCTACGACATCTACATGTCGGGTGAGATCTTCAACTACCAGGAGTGGACTGACGCCTTCGTCTTTGAAAGGGTCCTCCAACTCCATAAGTTGCATGACCTCACCACCCACAATCTGGTGGATCCAGACTACATGGGCTTGGATGCCTTTGCCAACAGTCCCCTGAAAGATGTCTTCACCCACCTCAAGGGGGACCGGAAAAACAAAACCCTGGCATTCAAGTCCCGCTACGATCAACTCCTCGCCCTGGTCCAGCACTACACCCCCAAGGTAATCCTTGAGACGGGGACCTGGAATGGGGATCGTGCCATCCAGATGGCGCAGATTGCATTCTCCAAGTGGGATCACGTTGTCTACCACGGGTACGATCTTTTCGAGGAAGCCAACTCTGATACCGACAGCAAAGAACACAACATCAAGAAGCACTTCTCCCTGGAGGAAGTCGCTGCAAAGCTGACCACCTTCAAGGAGGCCATGGAGAAAAAGAACAAGGTCTTCGAATTCCACCTCATCCGAGGTGACACCAAGGAGACGCTGCGGGAAATCCCTGCGGACTTCGCGTGGCTGGATGGCGGCCACTCCCGCGAGACCATCGCACACGATTGGGGAATGTGCAAGCGAATTCCCGTGGTGGTCTTCGATGACTACTACGTGGAGGATCCCCAGGGCAAGATCCCCGCCCCCGAGTACCAGGGCGTCGCCCAAGTATTTTCCACCATCTCCCGACCCAAGAAGATCTACAGCAGCAAGGACCCTGTCTCTGGTGGCGGCATCGTGCAGATTGCTGCCGTGGGACCGTACCTTCCGGATCTTCCCGCAGCGGGATCTGGCATGGCCCCCATCAAGGTCACTGCCCAAGACTGCATGCCCAAGGACCACATCATCAACAACGTCAAGGAAAACTTGAAGTTGCTGCGTCGGTGGATCCGCAAGGCCCAGCCCCACAATCGCAAGATGCTGATTGTTTCTGCTGGTCCCGACATCCATAAACGCAAGGACAAGATCATCAAGATGTGGAAGGAGGGGGCTGACATCGCCTGTGTCAAGCACAGCCTCCCCACACTGGTTTCCTGGGGCGTTTCCCCTGAGTATCTCGTACTGCTGGATCCCCGTGCTGTGGATGGCATCTCCACCCACGGCATCAAGAGGACTGACCTCCTAGAGGAAATCCCGCAGGAGACTCGGGTGCTGGTGGCATCCATGTCGGATCCCTCAGTCACCCGCCACATCCTCAGCAAAACCAAAAATGTCTGGGGCTGGCATGCCATGACCCAGGCCCTCATCAAGTCGGAAGTTTTCCCTGAAGGATCCCTCCTCATCAACGGTGGGACTTGTGCTGCGTGGCGTGCCCTCAGCATCGGCAACTCCTTGGGCTACCAGGAGTACCACCTCTTCGGCTTCGACTTCTCCTACCCGGAAAGCCAAATCGACAAATCCGCCAAGGACGATGTGGGTCGCCCCAAATACATGGAGATCACCATCGGCCAGACAGGAAAGAAATTCTGGAGTACGGGTGAGTTGATTGCCGCATCCCAGGATGCCCAGCACTTCTTCACCAACACCCTCTCCATGGGTATCCGCATCTACTGCCACGGGGAAGGCGTCGGACCCACCATGTGGAAACTCCTTCTTGGTGACAAAAAGCAGCATCTGCCCACCGTCGAGGAGATCTTCAAATGAATATCCTGGTGATCCCGGACTGTCACGCCAAGCCGGGGGTATCTAACCGCCGCTTCGCATGGCTCAATGAATACCTCCAAGATGAGACCCCGGATGTAGTTGTCTGCTTGGGGGACCTCGCTGATATGCCATCCCTCTCCTCCTACGATGGAAGTACCCTCACAGGTAACTCCCGCAAGAAGGCATGCTTTGAGGGCAGGACTATTGCCAAGGATCTCGACACTGCCAACACTGCCATTCAGATCCTACAATACAGACTAAGTTGCCGCCTCGTCTTCCTTATGGGTAACCATGAGGACCGACTCAACCGGGCTACCTCCCTCAATCCAGAATTGCGGGGTGCCATCCCCAACCTGGATCTGCGGAAGTGGGATACCATCCCATTCCTCCGACCCCACACCATCGGGGGTATCGCCTTCGCCCACTACTTCGTGACGGGGGTGATGGGCAAGCCCGTGGGTGGGGAGTACCCCGCAGCCAACCTCATCAAGAAGCAGTACCGCAGTTGCGTGATGGGCCACAGCCACGTTTGGGACACGGCGATCCGCACAGGATCCCGCAAACTTTTCGGGTTGGTGGCCGGTTGCTATCTTGACCCCAACCAAAAAGAGGAGTATGCTGGTCCCGCCCAGGCTCTGTGGACTTCGGGCGTTACCCTGCTTCGGGACGTTTCCAACGGGTTCCCTCAGGGTGGCTGGGAATTCATCAGCATCCAGAGGTTGCAGCAATCCTATGGCTAAGACCCCCGCATGGCAGCGCAAGGAAGGCAAGGACCCCAAAGGTGGACTCAACGCCAAGGGTCGTGCAGCTTACAATAGGGCTAACCCAGGCAAGCCTGGACTCAAGGCACCGCAGCCTGAGGGTGGCCCTCGCCGCGATTCATTCTGTGCCAGGATGAAAGGTATGAAAAAGAAACTCACCTCATCCAAGACTGCCAACGATCCCGACTCTCGCATTAACAAATCCCTGCGGGCGTGGAATTGCTGATGAAGTCTACCCCAAAGAACCCTAAGCTGTGGGCTGCAACCAAAGCGGCAGCCAAGAAGAAATTCGACGTATACCCTAGCGCCTATGCCAATGCGTGGGCAGCCAAGGAATACAAGAAGAAGGGTGGCAGTTGGGGAGGCGCGGATAACCGCGTGAAGAAATGAAGGGCGGCCTTGGCAAATGGTTTGGTGAGAAGTGGGTTGACATCAAGACGGGCAAAGACTGTGGGAGAAGTGGATCTGAGAAGTCCAAGCGTGGGTACCCCGCCTGTAGGCCAGCCGCTGCCGCAGCCAAGATGACTCCCGCCCAAAAATCCACCATGTCTAAAAAGAAGACAGGACCCCAGCGTAAGTCGTGGCCCGTCTCCCCATCAGGAAAAGCCAAATGATCCAAGCCATCGGTGCCGTAGCACCCGCCCTCTTCAGCCTCATCGACAGCCTCTTCACCAGCGATAAGGAGAGGGACGAGGCCAAGCTGAAACTCTTGAAGATGGAGAAGGATGGTGCCCTTGAGGAACTTAAGGTATCCATGTCTGCGATCCTCGCGGAGGCCCAATCCTCAGACCCTTACACTAGCAGGGCGCGACCTTCTTTCCTATACGTCATGTACCTCATCATCCTCATGTGTGTCGCCGGATCCGTCATTGGCATCTGGTTCCCGCACCATGTGGCTACCGCCGCCACAAATTTGGGAAGCCTCCTCAACGCCATCCCCGAATCCCTCTGGTGGCTGTTCGGTGCTGGCTACCTCGGCTACACCGCAACCCGTAGCTTCGATAAGTGGAAAGCCCGATGACCTTTGAATCCTGCTTGCCCTACATCCTCAAGGAGGAGGGGGGCTTCATAGATCATCCAGAAGATCCGGGCGGGGCAACCAACCACGGCATCACCCGGAAAACCTGGGAGACCTTCACAGGCAAGAAGGCCACCATCGATGACATCAAGAAACTCACAATCTCCGATGTCACCCCCGCCTACAAGAAACTCTACTGGGATAAGGTGCGGGGAGATGAACTTCCTTTGGGGGTGAACCTCGCCGTCTTCGACTTCGCAGTTAACTCCGGACCCACCACAGCAATCCGGCACCTCCAGAAGGTAGCGGATGTGGAAGCTGATGGTATTTTCGGACCCGACACCAAGCGTGAAGTATGGGCCATGGATGCCAACCAGCTAATCTTCGACTTGTGCCAAAGTCGTTATCTCTTCTTGCATAGCCTGGATCACTTCCCTACATTTGGGCGGGGGTGGACTTCCAGGATCTCCCGCATCCTCAGTGCATCCCTTTCCCTTCGCCTCAACTAGGACGCCATACCTATGCATACTTTCCCCACCCACATCATCGATAACATCCAGTACTCTGTGAGGACGCCCCACATCGAGGGCTTCTTTCACAGCGACATGAATCACGTTGGCCTTGCAGAGATCCGCCAACTCCTCCTGCGCCAGATCGAAATGCTGGAGGCTATCAGCCGCGCCAACATCAACATGCAGATCTCACGCCCGCCAATGAAGAAGAAGATGGCTGAGGGCAAGCCCAAGGTCAAGAAGAAGCGGGAAAAGAATGTCAAGTGATTCCAACATTTTCACCTTTCCCTCTCGGGAAGAAGAAGGTTTCAAGCCAGCGGAGGACGGGGATACTGGTATCCCTCAAGTTCTCAGTGCCTTCCAAGACCTGAAGCGGATGGTGGAAAACAACGAGGTGGAAAGCTTCGTCGTTGTTGGTACCACTAAGGATGGGGGTAGCTTCGGCAGTATTGCTGGGCTACTCTCCCGCATGCGTCTCGTCGGCATGCTTGAGTATGTCAAGATACAGATTATCGCAGAGTAGTTTGTTCCGGGCAAAGCCCGGCAACTACAAGATGCTGATAAGCAATACGGGGAAGGTGATGCCTTACGGTATTACCTTCCCTGAGTACTACCGGATAACCTGTTACCTCTACAAGGTAGATAAATTCCGGATCCGAAACATCGAGAAGGTTCTCGGCAGGAAACTGACGATGCCCCAAAGGTCCCGCCTCCTCTATAGGTTGCGGAAGGAGGGCAGACTGGCTGGCATCATTCCCAACAAGTCTGCCCCCAAAGTCCGCATCAGGTGGGTCAAACTAGATTCTTGCGAACCTGTCGATACCTCTGATCCACCACCTTCTTCACCGCATCCAACATCTCCGCAGCCTCAGGGGAATACTTCCCCATGAAACCCAGGGGTTCCACCATCTCCCACAACAAGGTATCCAACTTCACGCTTAAGCGGTTGGGGTCGATGGAATCCGCAATGATGTAGACAACCACGGACTCCCCTTCCAACTGCACCCGCAGTTGCATAGGGACATTGAGGTTTGTCCTTCCTATTTCCATATCACTTCTCCATACATGCCGTCACCCAAACCCAAAAAGTATTCCAGGCAGAAGTCGTCGGGCTTCCCGCCATTCAAATTGCGGTAGATCTGACCACACGCAATCTTGCCGGGGAAAGCATGCCGTACCCAAGGCACATACTTGTCTCGCATCTTGGGGAATACGGAAGCTTTGCGGGATAGCTTCACCTCCAGCACAATGACCCTGCCACCCACCAACACCAAGATATCTGGCTGGCAGAAGGTTTCACTCCCATACAGCCATTGTCCGTGGAGGATGGTGCAATCCTCGTAGCCGGGGGTGAGGACAAGATCCCGCACAACCCTCTTCTCGTAGTTAATGCCGCGCCTTTGCAGAGTGTTGTATGTATCGCGCGGCAGCACTCTCGGCCTCTGGCCTAACCTCACATAAGACATCCAGCAACGCTCCAATGATTTCGGTGGGGTTGCCCTGCTTGTCCCGCAAGGAAGCATCCCGCATCACCTTCAGGGGTACCCCATACTGCAACGCAATGCTGATTACCGTGGCGGCAGTGCAGCAGATAGCGTAGAGATCGGTGCCAGCCCGAGGTCCTGATACGAAGACTTCCCGGATCTCCCCACCATGGATGGAGTAGGAGATGTGGTACCTCTCCCCATTGAAGTAGAGTTCTTCAATCGTAGACTCGCGCCGATTGGGGAGTCGGTGGCGCGAATCGGAAATTGCAACGGACGACATACACATTCCCTTCCTTCAAAACATCAACGGAGACTTCTCGCCCGCGCTTCCTGTAGTAGGCGAGGATCTTGTTTGCCAATCGCTGGCTGTGGAATTTGCTACCAAGGTAGTCAGGAAAGTCCATCGGGGTTGTCCTTCTTGCGCTTCCCCCAGTTCATCCCAGTCTGGGACTCCCACGGGATCAGCATCTGCCTCTTCACCCCAAAGATGTCGGTGACCTCAAGGGGATGCGTGAGGCATTCTACAATCTGGGGTAGGAGGAGGGCAACCTTATCTTGCTCCACTTGGCAAAAAGCTGCGTCATGAATGTTGTTGAGGATCTGGACTTCCGGCAACTTGCCATAGATTTCGAGGAGACCACGGGCTGTGAGATCCCCCACCGTGGATTGGGGCACGTAGGCAATGGCTGCCCTCAGCGTCGCATCGTCGTGGGGGTTACCCCAAAAGTTACGCACCCTGCCAAAGGGGGTCACCAACCTATGCTTGGTCTGTATTTCCTGGAGGATCCAGGAGTGCCACTTCTTAATTTTGGAGAAGGTCTTGAAGTATAGCTTCTGGAATTCCTCGATGACCTTGATCTCAACTTTGAGGGTGATGGCGATGGTGCGGGCAGTACCACCATAATTGCTGCCGTGGGCCGCCCTCTTGGCGATATCTCTGTAGGACATCTCCCGATAGTATTTGCGGTCAGCCAACTCCCTCTTCGGCTCAAAGCCAAACACCATCGAGGCCACCATGGTGTGGACATCCCCCGACTCAACAGCCTTGATGTAGGTCTCATCACCCGCAAGGTAGCCGACGACTCTGGCCTCCGCCCCCTGCTGATCGCAATTTACAAAGATGTAGCCGGGGTCGGGGATGAACATGCGGCGGACAAAGTCATCGATATTCTGGAGGTTGCTGGCCCACCCATAAGGGTGGCTGCTGCTACTCCATCTGCCGGTATCCGTACCCCCAATGTTAAAGTTGGCATGCCACCTACCCTGAGGGGATAGCTGCTTTGTCACAGTATCCAGTGTCTTTGATAGGTCCCGCATCTGGAGGAGGGGGGTGGTGATGGGCATAGCCCTGGTATATTCCCGGTGGAGTTTCTCCAGGGTATCCCTATCCGTGGATACCTTCTTCTCTCCCTTCTTGGATACGATCACCTCCGGAAGGTACAACCTCTGGTAGAGCAACTCCTTGAGTTGGGTGTAACTACGGGGATTGTATGTCTTGCCCCACACCTTCTGGCAGATGTAGTTGAAGTTGTCCTCTACCTTCTTGAGGGAGGTCTCCAACTCCTTGGCAATGACATCTTTCTTCTGGGGATCAATGAGGATACCCTTGTCCATCATATCGATTGCCAGGGGGAGAAGGGATTTCTCAAACTCATAGGTGTTGTTTGGCTTCAAGACCCTGTAGATTTCCTGGGTCATCATCCCATCCAGCCCATTGTAAACCATGTGCTGGAGGGTATCATCCATCGGGGGCAGCTTATCTGTGGTGATGGTTTTCATAGCTTGGCCTTCAGCCTTTCCAACTCATCAATGATACGCATGGCGTAGATGGTGAAGTCCTGCAACTCTTCTTGGGCGTGGGTCAACCACTGGTGGGTGGTGAGGTCTTCCCTCTCCATGGTGGTGCCATACTTCAAGAAGCCCCGCTTGGCTCTCTCCGTATAGGAGGCAATCACTTTCTGGGTATACTTGTCCATTGTTCCTCCAGCCCCTTCACCAATTGTTTCAAGAGGGATAGGGTGTGGGTTTCGGATAGGGGGATCTTGTGGAAGCTACCATCCACCATCACGTTGAGGATGATGGTGTCCTCGCGGGTGAAGTAGGCGAGGTCAACCACCCCCAAACAACGCAGCACGATTGATCGTCCTGCCCTCCTTGATCATGCGAGCCACAGTCTCCTTGAAGTAGTCGTAGTCATACCCAAGGAAGAGGACGAAGTCTTTGATGTTGGTTGCCGATGAAGTGAAGATTGCAGTCCTTGCCTGATCCCGGATAACGGGGGTGACTTTGGGGGAGGTGGCATCCTCCACAGCCTGAACCACCACAGCCAGCATCAACTTCTCTTCGGGGCTGTATTCCTTGGGGGCCACGGGATCAACGTGAGCTTGGTAGGACATCTCATCCCAGCCACCCAAGATGATGTTGTGGTTGGATTGGTACTCCCGCTTCTTACTCATCTTTCTTGTTCCTGTCCTTCACCTTGCCCACCCTCAGAAGCTTCCACGATTTCTCGTTGCAGTAGATGCTGCCAAGGAAGCCCAGGGATTTGGGCCACTCGATCTCCACACTATGGGAGAGAAGCATGGTGTCATCAACAGGGTAGTTGATGGGGTAGCCTTCCCGCTTCAGGTAGGTTAAATCGTAGACGGCATTGTGGGCAATCTTGATTTTGGGGGAAGCCATGAGGGTGGCGATGGCTTGCTTCTTGGCGGGGGTAGCCTCACCAAAGGGTAGCACCAGGGGAAACACATAGACTTCATGGGGGGAGGTGGCAAAGCAAATCATGGTGATCTGCTGGTTTGCCGTCTCAATGTCGAAGGCGAAGGACTCTGCCTTCAGTATCTGCTGGGTAGCTTCCGCCACATCCTGATCATCCTCCACGATGTGGATGGTGCGTCGGGGAAAGGTGGATGTCTTCTTCTGGGATTCCTGCCACGCCTTCTTCAGATCCATGGCAACCACGGGGAGAAGGCTGTGGTCTTTTACGATTGACCTGGGGTGGTGGGTGGCAACGACCCTGATGTCATCGTCTGTGTAGAGGATGGTGCCTCGATGGTCAGATAGCTTCTCCCCTGTAAGGGACCAGAGGGACAGATCCCCCATAGCGAGAATGAAGTTGGCATCTCGGCACCTATCCCGCACCCTATTGTAATGCGGGACAAACTCCGACTTGAGATATCCAAGCTGCTTGCTGGTAGGATTGCCGGCTGCTTCATCAGGTACTTCCTTCTTCTTGTGGAAGTAGTTGCTGGGATTTTCAAAGCGGGGTGGGTGGGGAAAGAGGGTGATGAATTCCACAGCCCCAAGATCTGCGTACTTTGCGGCAATCTTAAAAAGAGAAGCGGGGTATCCCGCAAGAGGGACCCCCGCCTTCATGGAATCTACGGATGGATAATCGAGGAGGATCAGCATGGCACAGTCAGGTTGTATTTGGCTGCGACCACCCTCATTTTTTGCTTGAAGTCTTCCAAAGGAGTCTTGGAAACTGTCTTCACATCATCATGTGCCTCTTGTAAGTCCATGAGGAACTCAAGCGAAAGACGGCAGAGATGCGAGGGAAGAAGTTCCTTGTTCGAAAGATCCTCAACGTCTTTTTTCTCCATTGCGGGGGTGTAATCTTTCTTTTCAATGAGGTGGCCTATGCCACACTTCATAAGTCTCTTTCCCTTCTGGATTCGATACACGCAAGTATCGTATTCATCTCGGGAAATGCCACCCTGTTTGAGGACGCCGAGGTAGGCTTTGTTGAAGGCTTGCTGCGTATCCATGATTAGTCTCCAGGGGTTGCTGGGTGGGGCTAACCCAATCCCCACCCAGCGTTCCTACATCAGGCTGCGATCCAGGAAGCGACGTTCATGTATTCCTTCCCGTCGCGGGACTTCTCAGCCTTGTAGTCGAACTTCACATCGTAGCCGACGAGACCCTCGATGGCTTCCTTCGCCGGGATCTTGTCGTTGAGATCCGGGTCGATCTTCTTCAGCGCAGCCTTGCTGTATTTGGCAGCAGCGTCGGTGAAGTAGAGGCGGCTGCTGCGGAGGACGCGATTCAACTCGACGCCTTCCAGGTCCTGACCACTCAGGGCTTCGCGCGCCTTGAATTCCAGGACAGCAAAGGGCTTGTTGTCCTGCGTGACATCAAGCTTGTAGCCAGAGACGTAACCGAGGTAGCGCCCCGGCGGGATCTCGCGGATATCTTCAACGCCTTCAAGGGTCTTGTTCCAGAAATCAGTCATCTCTATTCTCTTCTCTTTCAGTTTTCGATCTGCTTGAAGACGGCACCCAGATCGAATGGTGCCTCTGCAACTACCCGATGGGGTGCGCTGCATTTCAGGTAACCCATATCACGGGTCGTCTGCGTTTGCAACACTGGCTTGCCGTCCTTGGCGCGGGTCGCAAGCCAGACGTTGTTCATGTAGCGGGCAACAATGGTGGGGAGTTGCTGCCCGAGGAAACTGGGGAATGCCTTGACGATTCCGCCTGTCTTCTGGTTTTCGATAAGACGGAGGTGGGCAATCAGCACCAGATGGAAATTGTATTTGTCACTGGTGAGGCGGGCAATCTGGTTTTCGAATCGCTTCCGCATAACGTCCCAGAGGCTGCGGTCGAAGCCGCTCTTATCGTCCACAATACCGTTTTCCTTGAGGACTTGAGACATGCAGACATCGTTCCAGAAGGTGGCGCTATCCACCACCAGCACCGTCTTGTTGTCCCAGCTTTCGAGGGGTCCGAGATTCTCATCGGGCAACTCCCACTTGGTGGTGACAGCAATGGATTTCTTCCAGGAGTCGGGATCCTTGGAGGCAATGCTGAAGTAGGAGATGTTGTCGGCCTTGTCTTCCTTGAGGTAGGCACTCAGGATCCCGAGGTTGTTGTCGAGATCAAGGATGCGGACCTTGTAATCCAGGTTGGCGAGGGTCGCCATAAGGCCGGTCTTGCCAGCCCCAGGATCTCCGAGAAGCAACAGCTTCACGCGCTTTTGGTTTGGGTGTTTCGAGAATACAGGCATTTCAAATTCTCCATTTCGCTTCTATGTGCCCAACTCAGCGTGCCATCTGGTAGCTTGATGGTTGCTGGGTCGCA